TCGATCTGTGAGATCGCGGCGTTCTTCTGATCCTCGACGAGCCGGTTCTCGGCCTGCAGGTCGATCGAGTCATCGAACAAGGACTTGATCCAGTTCCACGCCTTCTGCGCCCCTGCCTTGATCCGCTCCCAGGTCGCGGCGAAGAATCCGACGAACCCCTGCCATGCCTTGGCGAAGAAGGCCGTCGTCTCGATCCAGCCGACCTCGAGCGCGTGCCAGACGATCTCGGCGATCGCGAGCAGGCCGTGCCAGGCGTCGTACCCGATCTGGATGAAGAACCCACGGAAATTGAGCCACATCTTCTCGAGGAAGTTGGTGCCGCGCGTCCACTCCATCTTGATCGTCAGCCAGAGGACCTTGACCGCCAGGCCGATGTCACCTGCCGCGAGCGCATCCGCGATGCCCTGGTAGGCCTTGAGCGCATCGTCCTTGAGGACCATGAACTTCTGGCCTAGCCACGACAGCGCCTTGGCACCCGCGTCGGTCGCGTAGATGAGATACGCCGCTAGGCCCGCGACCGCCGCGATAACGATGCCGATCGGTGAGACGAGGAACAGCAAGACCGCCCCGAGGGTTTTTAGGACGAGCACGACCGTTGTGATCACGGTGATGAACCCGCCGAGCACCCCGGCGAAGATGGAGATCGTTGTACCCAGAAGCGTAATGGCCACGCCGACGGCGATGACCGCGACCACGACCTTCAGGACCGTAGCGATGACCTGGCGGTTCTCATTCATCCACGCGGAAACCTGTACGCTCAGCGCCGTGATCGTGTCGGCGACCTTCTGCAACGTCGGGGCGAGTGCCGCACCAACGTAGAACACGCCCATCTTGACGACCTTCCACAGACGATCGAGCGCATCAGTGAACGCTTCCGCAGCGGCGGCGTCCTCACTGGACATCGTCAGGCCAAGCCGACGGGCCTCGGCCTGAAGGATTTCAATTCCCCGAGCACCGCTGGCGAACATCGGCAGGAGGTTCGTGCCGGTGCGGCCAAACAGCGTCATCGCGATCGCGGCCTTGCGGGTCGGGTCCTCGATCATCGAGATGCGGTCGGCCAGCAGCTTGAACTGGTCCTCGGGCGAGAGTCCGTCGAGGTCGGCGAAGGTCAGCCCAAGATCACTGAGCGCATCGACCTGCGTCGAGAGGCCACGCCCCGCATCGTAGATCGAGCGCTGCATCTTGCGGAAGGCCATCTCCAGCGACTCGAATTCGGTGCCGGTCTGCGTGGCGACGAATCGCAGCTCACTGAGGGTCTCGACGGATAGGCCGGTTCGTTTGGCCATCTTGGCGACCTGGTCGCCGTAGCCGCTGAAGAGCTTGGCCGAGGCGACCAAGGGCGCGAGCATGGCCGATCCCAGTGCGGTCAGCTTGAGCCCGAAGTTGCGGATCGAGTCCCCGAAGGCACGGAGCTTCTTCTCCGCCCGGCGAAGCCCGCGCACGAGCTTGCTGTCGTCGGCGAAGAGCTCGACGAAGGCTCGACCTGCTCGGATGCCTTGGGTTCCTGCCATGGGGGTCCTTTAAATCACAGCGAGGCTTTGTTCTCTTTCAGTCCGCCGAATCGATCGAGATCAGCGTGCTTGGTCTGGATGCCTTGGCGCAGCTGGCGGGACAGCCTCCTGGAGGGTCGTTTACCGCCATTGGCCAGCGCGTAGTCCTTAAGGACGTGGTCCATCGCCGCGTTGAGCTTGATCTGGCCTGCGTGGGGAATCTCAGGGGAGACTTCCTTCTCGGCCCGCTTGATCGCGGTGATGATCGAGCCTTCCCACTGTCGCCACCGATCGTTGAACGGGTCGAGCTTGTTGAGCAACCAGAAGACGGTCACGAAGACCGCAACCATGCCCAGCAGGATGCCAATCACGGAGTTGAGCAGTGTGGAGAGGATGTCAAGGATCATGTCGTTTGCCTTTCATGCCCGTGAGGGCTTCGCGGAGGAACTGGAGGTCCTGGTTGTCGGCGACCTTCCGTGGTCGCCGGGTTCGTTCGTAAGGGTCAAAGTCCGATGGCTTGAATGGCCGGTGCTTCTTCGGGTCACGGTTGGCGTTGGCGATCAAGCAGCAAAGCATCGAGGTGTGTGCCCAGCGCTCACGGCCAAGGCCCTCGGCCATCCAGAGCAGTTCACGCAGCGTCAGTTCTCTAAGCTCGGCGGGTCCGAGGCTGAGTGATCCGGCAAGTCGCCAGACATCACTCCAAGGATCGTCTGGTCGATGTTGATGCTGTCGATCCGAGTTTCGATCGCGGTCACCGCCGCGTCGATCATGGCCATCTGCTTGGCGACCGCCTTGGCCCGATCCTTGCGCCCGCGCGATTGGAAAAAATTGATCAACTCCTCATAAAACGCCTTCTGCGCCGAGAGCAGCGTCTGCCCGTCGAAGCAGGCCCGCACGTCGTCCTCGGTGACCTTGTGCACGGCGAACTGACCCTCAAGCATCACGCAGAGGACTTCGCCCAAGAGCATCTCGTCGGTGCCGAGTCGTGTCAGCAGAGGCGGATCGCCTTGCTCGGGCTGGAGCAGGTCGATGTCGAGCCGGGCCTTCACCGTCATGGCGGTCCCGAGGTTCAGCGTCAGCGTCCAGGTGCGGCCGTTGGCGTCGGTGAATGATTTCATGTGTTTTGATTCCAGTTCCGGGGGTGTGGATTACGGGAGCGGGACTTCGTACCACTCGTCGAAGACGGCGAGCTTGGCGGTGACGCTGACCATGACCGCTTCTTCAAGCGGTTCGCCACGACTGAAGTTGGTGATGGAGAAGTCGCCGACCGGGCCTTCGGTGCCCTCAGCAGCCTGATCGCCGGTGAGCACGGCCAACCGCAGCGTGCCCGAAGTGAGATACGCGGTCTTCACCGCGTCGAAGCCGGGGTCGCCGGGCTTCCAGAGCATCTCAAACTCGGCGGTGCATTCGCGCAGCGTCGGCGCGGTTGCCCGCCAGCCTTGATTAGCGCGCGTGGTCACGTCGGCTTCGCCCGCCTCGAGGTTGAGCGTCACGTCCTTGACGTTGCCCATCTCGGTCAGGCTGGCCAAGACGGTGCCCGCGGGCCCTTGGTAAATCTTCGCGTTCATGCCGAGCAGGAATTCTTGCGGCATCGGTAGGTTCCTTTAGTTGGAGACGCTGTCGCGCCACATGGCGGGCAGCTTGGGTTGTTCTTTTTCAAAGGCCGGTCCCATGAAGGGCCTGCCCTGGTAGTTGGCGCGGACGCGCTTGCCGCGACGCTGCAGGGTCGTGGTGCCGCCGTATTCGAGGAGTTCAGGCGCTTGTCCGCGTCCGTTCTGGGAGAGGCGGACCGGCCCGATGACCACGCTGTTGGCGGATGGGTCGTAGCCGAAGTAGATGAACTTCTTGAGCAGGCCGGTGTGGCTCGATGGCGGAGCGCCGGGCTCGCTGACCTTCTTGCGCTTGCGGATGCTGCTGCGGGCGGTGCGGCGCACGAAGGCCCCGAAGCGCGAGAGCACACGTCGCGTGCCGGCGTCGACCTTGTCGCGCACCGCCTTCTTATCGAAGAACAATTTGGTGATCTCAAAGCCGATCATGGGCGGTTGGTCTCCTGTGCTGCGCGCTCAGGCCGCTGCGGGACACGGCGCTCGGGCTTGGCCTTGAGCTTCAGTCGAGCAACCTCCGCGTCGATCTCGGCCTTGGTCCCCGCGACCATCGTGTGGCGCGGGTGTGTGCCGAACTTGCCACTTCCGGGGGCGACGACTTCGATGATCTGCGTGCCGTCGTGGACCAGGACGTAGTCATCTTCATGCCCATCCGAGAGTTTCACTTGCACGGTTGTCGCTTGAATCTGTTTCATAAACTTCCGGGGGTTAGTTGTGGTACACGTTCCAGCCGCGATTGATGAGGATGGCCTTGAGCGCGAGGCCGTCGGGGTTGGAGGGTGAGGCACTGCCGCCGCCGTTGAGTTGCACGGAGCCACCGGTCGTCCCGTTGTTCACGAGGTCAGTGAGGATTTGGTCCACCGCCGCCACGCTGAAGTTGCAGCCGTAGGCGTAGAAATAGCGCAGGTTGATGCAGCCGCTGAAGTCCATGAAGCTGAGCGAGGTATTGCCGTACAGGTCGATACTGTCGAGCGCCGTGTTGTCATGGGCGTCGATCGTGATGAGGTTGATGTTCTCGCTCGCATAGACATACGCGAGGTTCGGGGCCTTCCAAAGATCCATCTCGATGAAGTTGCAGCCGTAGAGCGAGATGTTGTAGAGGTTGGGCAGTTCATCCCAAGGCAGCGACTGGATCGGGTTGTAATCGCAGTACATGTCGGTCAGGTTGGGCATGTTGATGTGCGAGACCTCGTTCACGCTGCCGTCCCACGGCAGGCTGACGAAGTTCCACTCGCGCATCGGCGCGTCGGCCACGATCGGCATGGACTCTTGGATGAACGGCATCACCAGGTCCCTCCGATGACGGTGACGATGTCCCCGGGCGTGCCCTTGACCTGCAGCTCCGCAAGGTTGACGCTCTTGAAGCCGTGCCACTCCCCTGGCACCCACGAGACGTGATCGCCGGTATCCCCTAGGAACTGCACCGGGTTGGCGTTGCTCGGTGGCGCGGTGATCGTGAACGACCCGACCACGCGCTCGCTTGTCAGCGGCTGATAGCTGCCGGTTACCGTGATGCGTCGGAGGATGGGGTTGTTCATTTGATGGCCCGGTAGGTCAGGGTCAGGACGCTGGTGAACACCCGCTTCTCCAGCAGGTGCTCGGGCGCGTAGACCGGGTCGTTGATCGTGTTCACCCACCCCGCATAAGGCGCAGCAGTGAGCTTGCGTTGACGCAGGTACTCGGCGATCTGGTCCACGACCGCGCCGAGGGATTCGACTTCGGCTTCGAGTGCGTTGGGTGAGCCGAGTTTCTTTTGAATCCCGATGTCGATGGCGAAGTCGTGCTGGCTGGCAGTGCGGGTTGAGCCGGTGATCTCCACGGATTTGGGCACGACGGTCACCTTCAGGCCCGCGAGGTCCTGCAGCTCGTAAAACGGCAGCACTTTCCGCACGGCGGTGAACGCCTGGGTGAAGGTCCCGGGCCCAGCTGCGTTCAGTTCCGCGGTGACCGCGTCGGCGATCTCAGTGATCAGACTCATAGGATCACCCCCGGAATTAGCCCCGCGCTCGCTAGCCACGAGAAGATGCTCGAGCCCGCAGCTGTGGCGGCACCGCCGAGGATCAGCCAGGTCAGCCGCGACTGTCGCTTGGCGTTCTGCTCCAAGCGGTCCAGACGCAGTTGGATGCCGGGCTTGCCGTTGCCACGGATGGCCTCATCCAATTGCTCGAGCTTCTTGTAGATCGCTTCGATCGGGTTCTGGCCGGGCTCAAATGGACTGGTGTCGTTGCTCAAGGGTTCGGGCCCGTGTCTTTGGTATGGATGCGGTAGGTCGTGCGGTACGGGTCGGACCAGCGCCACGCGCCTTGACCCGCGAGGTCCATCACCTCGTAGCGCCGGTTGTCTGCGACGATCACGTCACCGGCCTGGGGGTCGAAGCCCAGCACCTCGGCGGTGATGAGGAAGTCGATCACGTGGGCACGCAAGGTTGCGCCGCTATACGACGCGTCGGCGACCTCGTAGTCGGTCTTACCCTTGGTGGCCGGCACGTTGACGATCGGCCCATCGGCGCGCTCGTAGACCACCAGGCTCGTGAGGTGATCCCCACGCTGCTGGGCCAGCCAACTCGCGCTGTCTCGCAAGAGGTCAGGCACTTGTTACTGCTCCAACTTCACGCGGGTGGTGGTGTCGTTGTCGCCAGCGGCGAGGGTCGTCTTGCCGAGGTACTTGTTCGCCCCGGCCTCGGCGTCTTCCTTGGCGACCTGTTCTGCGACATCCCAGTAGACCTTGGCTCCGGCGGGGATCGCCTCGCCGACGCCTGCGGTCTTGGGCACATCGAACACGCCGGTAGTGGCCAGCGCGCCGAGGGTGTTCGCGGGGATGTCGGTTTTTGCGATGCCGATGAGGTCGCCGATGACGACCACGTCGCCAGCGGCAAGGGCGCTGCCCGGGGTATGGTCGATGGTGTGGCCGTCTTGGATGTAGGTTGCGGTGGGCATGGCGGTTTACTCGTGTCGTAAATGGATGGTTGATTTCGGGGGAATGCCAGCCGAGGAGGGGGTGGTCCTCGGCAGGCCGGGGAGGAGGAGTCATTTCAATTACGCTTCGCCCTTGGCCTTGATGCCGCCGCGCGGGTCTTGCAGGGCGACGCCGAAGTCGTGGTAGCCACGCATCTGGATGCCCAACACGTTGAAGTCCGCCTCGGCGGTCTCGATCGTGGGCGACTCCTGACCGTTGAGGAACGCGGTCTCGATGACCGGCAGATCGTTCGCGTCCGCCAGCAGATACCAGGCCTTCTGGCTGTTGCCGGTGTACTGGCTGTTGGCGAGGTAGCGGCTCACTTCCACGCGGAACTTGCCCTGGTGCGGGTTGGCGACCGGGTACTTCGTGGACGAGGTGGTGTCGCGGATCTCCAGCGACTTCCACATCGTGGTGCCGACGGCGCTGAGCGCGGTGGGCACGAGCAGGATCGCGGGCATGATGCCGATGGGCTTGCCGTCGGAATCGACCTGGTCCATGAAGGCGGTCTCGCCGGCGGTCAGCCCGTCGATCGAGAGTGCCGTGCTCGCGCCGGTGAGGTAGTTCTTGTTGGCCGTCTTGAAGAAGTCGCTGTTGCCGAGGAACGTCGACCAGAACACATCATTGATCTTGAGGCCCGAGCCACGCCCCAGCTTCCGGGGGACGGTGGTGATCGCGCCCAGGTCGTCGTTGATGATGTCGCGGCGGTCGATGGAGAGCGTCAGGCCGTAGGTGTCGGCTTTGTTGGCGTACTGCTCGTTACCGAGGGTGCCGTGCTTGAGCTCGCCGCCCGGGGCGACCTGCTCGTACTGGTCCTTGCCGACCAGGCGGTAGCTGGTGACGGTCTTGAAGTCCGAGACGTTGCGGATCGCGGTGATGTTCCGCCAGGTCCGTTCGACGCTGAAGAAGCCTTCGAGCAGGAACTTGTTCCCGACGTTGGAGAGGATGCCGCCGATGTCGATGGTGGAGAAGGCAGCTTCGACCGAGTTGCTGAACGCGTAGCGCAGCACCTCCCGGCTGTTGCGGAAGTTGCGACCGGTGTACCCGTTGGCCCAGGCCGCTTCGAGTAAGAGTTCCTGCAGACCGATCCCGCCACGGAAGCGCCGCGAGGCGGTGTCGAGGGCCTGCTCGTCGTAGTTCTTCTCGGCCTCGGTCAGACCGGCGGACAGCATGCACGCTGCCTCAAGCACATTCGAGGTGATCGAGCGGTCGGGTGCCATGACGTTGGGGGCCGAGCCAACGGTGGGTCGGCCGGCGCGGAGGGTTTCCAGTTCGGTCTTGTCGGGCGTCCAGCCCTCCTCGATGGCCTGGGCGGCGATGGAAGGGAAACGCTCGCCACAGACCTCGCGGATGCGGGACTGGCGGCGGAGCTCGTCTGCGACTTCCTTGCGCATCGCCGAGAGATTTGCCTGGGCTTCCAGCGGCGCGGGGTTGTCTTGAGGAGCGGACTGGGTCGTCGCGGCGTCCGCGTTTGATGCGGTAACTTGCTGCGGGGCGGTATTCGGTTCGGTGGTGGCGTTGTTCATGGTGTTGTCTTCTGCGATGGCGTTGGCCGCGATCTGTGCGGAGGTTTGCTGGTCGGCACCGAGATCAACGAAGCTGATCTCGCCGAGGGTTGATTTCTGAGCGATGTAGACCGGGCCTTCGAACTCGCGTCCGTTGACCTTGGCCCTGCTGCCGGGGGGGATGAGTTCGGTCTGATCAACGGATGCGCCGATCGATGCCTGCCAGGGGAACCCCTTCTTGCCGCTGGCCACGACTTCACGGGCCGCGGGCGTGTCACGCGAGATCACGCCCTCTGCGACAAGTTGTTGATGATTGCCCTGAGTGGTGACGGTGATGCGTTCGGTGTGACCGATGCCCTGGAACGCGCTGTGCGCGAAGCGGATCGGTCGGCGCTGCGAGGGGATCTGCAGGCCAGCGAGGTCCACGACCACCGGGTAACGCCAGCCCATCACCCGCATCGCGTCGCCGGTGTAGGCGACCATGGAGAACGTCGGCGATGTAGGTGCGTTCGATGCGCTGTTGCCATCGGCCACGATGGATTGCTCGGGGTCGGTCAGTGTCACCACCGATTCGGGAGCGGTCAGCTGCAGGTGCTGTGGTGTTGGCGCAGGATGTTTGTCGTTGGCGGGTCTAAGCATCGTCTTCGTCGTCCTTGTTGGAGGCGGCGGGTTCAGGAGTCGGGGCGTCTTCGAGAGACAAGCCGAGCTCTTGCATCAACGCGATCTCCTTGGACCGCTGACGCAGCTCTGTCTCCCAGTCCCGGCCTTGCTTGGCGTACTCGTTGGCGAGCGTGGTGGTGTGGCTCTTGAGCCGGGTCGCCTGAGCATTGGCCTCCTTGTTGGGGTCCACATGCTCGGTCCCATCCCAGAACCACTGCCCCCGGAATTTCACATCGTCCAGAGCGCCTCGCTTGCGCATCCACTGCGGCAGCAGGCCCTCGACGAGGACCGCCTCGTTCAGCCACGCCGCGAGGATGCGATCGAGAACCGAGTGCGCGATCTGCGCCTGATCAACCCGGATGGCCTTGTAATAAGTCTGGTGATCCAGCCGCCCCGAGGCGTAGTTGTAGCCCGAGCTGTTGCCCGCAGCGACGTTGAACGGCATGTTCAAACACCGCGCGATCTCGGCCAGGATCGACATCACGAACTCAACGTGATTCGTCGAAGGATGCTCGGCCTTGACCTGCCCGAGTTTCCAGCCCTGCGGCAAGGTCGTTGCCATCCGCGCTTCGAGCTCGAACACATCCATCGGCTCCACCGCATCCGGCTCGCCGTTGGGAGGGGCATCGGTGTAGAGCGCCAGCGCGAAGTCGGCAGCGGTCTCTGCGGCCGCAAGCACCGCCAATCGATAACGTCGAAGCTGAGCGAAGAGCGGTAGCGCCGGCGTGAGTTCGGGTATGCCGCGGGTCTGACCGGGGCGATCGGGCCGGAACAGGTGGATCACCGACTCGGCCGGCACGCGGTCGAACTGCATGCCTTGGCCACCGCGCGTGGATTCACCGGGGTGATCCTTGAGGATGCAGTACTCGACCGGGTTCCCGTGCGCGTCGAAGACGATTCCGTCGTTGGCCTGCCGTCCCAGCGGGTTCTTTGGCTCCCGGCCAATGAAGACCGGCGTCGTCACCTGGTCCGGTTCAATGAGCTTCAGATCCAGCGTCACATCGCTGGCGATCTTCGGGTTGTTGGTGAACACCGCGAAGGCCTCGCCCGACTCGGCCCGGGCCATCCGCATCGTCCGCAGCTTCTCAGCCAGGTTCACCGCCCGGCACCAGCGCATGAATGCCTGCTCAATGACGGTGTTGGCCTGGGGGTCGTCCGTCAGCATCTGCAGGCGCGGGCCGGTGCCAACTGTGTCGTTGGCCAGGGTCAGCACGATGCCCCGGGCATACGAGTTGTTGGCGACTTCGTAACGCGCGCGACTTCTCAGCGTGGCACGCACCCGAGGGTTCGCGGCAGCATCGGGCCCGAGTTGATCAGCGCCGGCCCAGTGGCGACGGTTCTCGTCGGTGGTCTGCGCGGCGTCGTATCGACCCTTGATCACGCCACGCAGCAGCGGGCGAGCAGCGGCAGATGCCGTCCGCTTGGAAGAGGGTCGAGATTTAGAACCGCGCAGCAGCTTGAACATTATGCGGCCCCCGGCGGTATGAGCTTGGTGGTTTTCATTCCCAGGCCCGCCTTGCGCGTGGCCTGCTTGGACGCGAGATAGCGGTCCGCCGCGATCTGGTCGGCAATGCTGTGCTGCTCGACAGACTGACCATCCACGCTCGCCTTGGCCGGGCCAGAGGCGTTGTCATGGATCGTCTGATCCAGCGGATCGGTTGGAGTTGATTCGGGCAAGGTGGTGTCCCAGTAAGGAGTGGTCCCTACGGGTCACCTATGCCGAATCTTTACGCTTGAATCAGTAGATATTGCACCAAGGTCAATCTGTTCCAGATATGGAACCGAATGAACACCGTCACTGAGAATTCAGAATCTGACTTTCTCAGCTACGACTGAAGATTCTCGGTATAAAGATTCATAACCGTCTACGGGACAACCCAGAAAGCGAGGTGCCTCTTGACCAAACTTTTGACGGCCGCAGTAAACACCGCTAATGCCATCCGCTCTGCGGAAACATAAGGTGGTGGCCCACCCCTCTGCGTCAGGGCAAGGCTGGATAAGCCCATGGGGAGTAAGGGTCGTACACGGCAACGCTACCATGGCATCAATGACACCCAAACGACCCGTGCGGCCAGCCCCGCACGGGTTGTTTTTCACAATCGCTCCCGCGTCGTCACCCGCTTGCCGCAGTGGCGACAACGGCGGACCCGCAGGATGTGCCCGGGGCGCTGGCGCGTGTACCACACCGGCATGTGCCGACAGCCACATTTTGGGCATGCCAGCCCGGGACCGGGGTCATCCGCTTCCTTCTTGAATGATGGTGGGTTGGTTCTCATCGTCTGCTCGCCTGCATTTCCGAGAGCTTCATCCGCGCCTTACGCGGCGCACCGATCGGTTCCACGCCCAGCTTGACCCCACCCATGGACGCGGCGACGGCGCAGCCGACCAGGCAGTCGAACCAGTGGTTGTCGGGACGGCTCGGGCGGATCGCCCACTCCTGAACCATTCGGCCGTGGCCATGGGTCCGTGTCCAGAACTCCGCGCCCGCCACGTGGTCGGCGAAGAGCCGGTGAGCCGAGCCACGCGAGGCGGTGTCACCGAACAGCGTCAACGCACCCCGATCACCCGGGGCCACCGCTAGACGAGCATGCAGGAACGACTTCCAGTAGTTCGTGTCGATCTGTACGTGTCGGAATTCGCTGGTCTTCGAGACGTTAGGGACGTACCAATGATGACCATGGCGCTCGCCCGGCCGACGGCGGTATGTCGCCATGGGCTTGTTGCCGGCCTTGATCCCCACGCCCTTCGACGGCATCGCCCCAGGAAGTTGGTGGCAGACGTTGGCCACGACGCCGGGGAGATAGCCCGAGTCAATCAGCAGGCGTTCGATCCGGATTGCGCCC